GGAAACAACTCCAAGATGGTTATCCAGAAGTAAGTTTTAATTTTATAAAGGATTCGAAATGAAACAGTTTTTAGTATTGATCGCTTTAACATTCGGTTTATCTGCGTTTGCCACTGAAGTCGCTAAGGCTCCAACAGGACAAACTAATTGTGTAACTAAGGATAAGAAGGGTAACTGCCCTCCAGCACCTAAGTCACCAAAGCCAACTCCAAAGAAGAAGGCTGAAGAAAAGAAGTAATTCTTTTCCTAAATAATAGACTAGCCTGACGGTGCTAGTACACAGAAACCGTCAATTTCACACACAAACACAGGAGACATTATGTCAAATCTAAACCCGTTCGAACTTCGCCTCGAACTATTAAAAATGGCGAAAGATATGCTTGTTGAAGAATACTACGGTAAGAAAGAACAAGTATCAAATGATTGGCAGGTAAGAGTAGATAGTGCTCGCCATGCAGGTGCTGTTCCACCAGAACACCCAGTAATGCCAACATATCCAACCGAAGCAGATGTTGTCGCAAAGGCAACGCAGTTAAATGCTTTCGTGTCACAAATCCCACAAGCTACACTAGAAAAGACTAGCAAAAAGTCCACCTGATCAGGGATCGGTCAGAGGGTTCACACACCTTCTGACTTTAACCATTTAAGGAGATAATTATGCGCTCATACCGTATATACATTCCACTCATATTATTATCGTTAAGTTTATTGCTTGTTGTTAAGTCAACATTCAATGAAACAATAGACCTTCGTGTTCAGTTGTCCCAGTTGACTGTTGAATCTCAGCAACAAGTAAAATGTCTTGCTGACAACATTTATCATGAAGCTGGGTTTGAACCAGAAGATGGTAAAGTTGCTGTTGCGTTAGTTACACTGAATCGTCTGCAAGATCCAAGGTATCCAAAAGATATTTGCTCTGTAGTGAAACAAAGAGTAAGATCAACTTGTCAGTTCTCTTGGTTCTGCCAACATAAGATAGCTGCAAAGAATGAGACAGTTTACGAACAAGCCCTACAAACTGCTCTTCGAGTTTTCGCTAATTACGAAACTACACCAGACATCACTAACGGTGCTCTGTTTTATCATGCTGATTACGTTAACCCTCGTTGGCGTGGTCTGGAAAAAACTACTGTTATCGGTAGACACATATTTTATAAAGAAAGCGAAAAATAACATGATGCAAAAAATGAATCTTCAATTGAAGGAAGAAAGCTCTCGCCATGCATTCTACCTGATGATGGAAGAAATTTCACTCAATACAGTTAAGGGTGCTGTTGAGTGGATCTTTGAAGCTAACTTTGGTGAAGAAAAACCAGAGTTGTTGAACTTGATTATTACATCTCCAGGTGGTGACCTAAATGCTGCGTTTGCGTTGATTGACGTTATGCGTGGTTCTTCTATTCCAGTACGTACGATTGGTCTTGGCCAAATTGCTTCTGCAGGACTTATGATTTTCATCGCTGGTGACAAGGGTATGCGTATCTTGACACCGAACACTTCTATTCTTTCTCATCAGTACTCATGGGGTGCTTTTGGTAAGGAACACGAATTGTTCGCCACTGTTAAGGAATTCGATCTTACCACCAAGAAGATGACTGCTCACTATAAAAAGTGTACTGGTCTTTCAGAAAAACAAATTCGTGATGTGCTCTTACCACCACAGGATATTTGGTTGAGTCCATCCGAAGCTAAAAAGCTAGGAATCTGCGATGACGTTAAGGAACTTTCTTAAAGATTTTACTATGAATAATAATGTTTGGACACTATCAGTTTTGATCGGAGTGTTGTCTATTGTTGGGGCTGTGACTTTCTATCACTACTCTGCTCTAAAGTCAATGGAAAATAACATTGCGACTGCTGTAGCGAAGGGTATCGATCCACTCGCAGTTCGATGTGCTTATGGCAACTCCCACGACAACATCTGTATAGCCTACGCTGTAACCGTGAAAAAGTAAACCTTTCGTTTTCCAACCTATACCCCTCAGAACTTGAGGGGTATTTTCCTTGTAGAATCAACAAGTTACGGTGTCTCCAGAAAGTTGTTGTCTTAAATGCTCAGATGAGTAATAATTACTACAGTTGATTAGGAAAAGGATCTGAAATGAGTTTACTGACTGTTGGAAACCCAAAGTTGCTTAAAGGTGAGAAGAAGGGTTATTTGTCTTCTGTCCTTCACTTCGCTCCAGCTGACTTGTCTGGTAAAGAAGTCTGTCCAAAGCGTACTGCAGGTTGCACAGCTGCTTGCTTGAACACTGCTGGTCGTGGTGGTATCTTCAAGAAGGGTGAATCCACCAATGTGATTCAACAAGCACGTATCCGTAAGACTAAGGCATTTTTCGAGAATCGTGGTGCATTCTTGAATGAGTTGACTGAAGAGATTATTAAAACAATCGCTAAGGCTGAAAAGTTAGGTTTGATTCCAGTATTTCGTTTGAATGGTACTTCTGACTTGGCATGGGAGAAGTATGAAGTTCGTGGTGGTAAGAACATTTTCCAGATGTTTCCAGATGTTCAGTTCTATGACTACACGAAGATCAACAATCGTAAAGTCAAACACATCCCCAACTATCACCTTACTTTTAGTAAGGCAGATGGTAACGACATGGATGTGCGTATCGCTCTTTCCAATGGCATGAACGTCGCTGCAGTTTTCCACAACGTGCCAGAGACTTATCTTGGTCGTGAAGTTATCAATGGCGATGAAACAGACTTGCGTTTCCTCGATCCAAAGGGTGTTATCGTTGGCTTGAAGGCTAAGGGTAAAGCTAAGAAAGACACGACAGGTTTTGTAGTATGATTTACCACACCACTCCAATGAAGTCCAAGAAACGTAAACCAAACGCTAAACAACGCGAGTTGGATAAGTCGTGGTCAGATCTTCTTAAGAAGTATGAGCCAAAGAAGCCTCTAGCTGTTGCTAAGGATGCTGGTCTTTCATACTCACTTGGCATACCTGCTGGTCGGGAGACCCCTAAGCTGCCGAGTCGTTCTACCGCTGGTGGCAATGCCAGCTGGCGTCCTAATCCAGTCTACACAGGCGATAAGATCAAAGGTATTGGTACAATGCATAAGAGCAACGCAGTGCCAGTGTTTAGTGATGAGGAAGCTCACGATATTGCAACAATGAGGAGAGGTTAATGGAACCGAAAAAACTTTTAAAGATTCGTTTGAAAGAAGATGGTACTTGGGAACACGTCTATGAAAAGAATGACATCTTTCAAGAACTTGATGCATTCCTGTTGGCTGAACTCCAGAAACAAACTAGAATGAGTCGTAGAGAGAGAATTCAAAAGAAGGCAGAAGATTACATCGAAGAAGCCTTAGCTATGTCTGATTACGAAGAGTCCAAGATCGTTCTCTCTCACATTATGAATTTGAAATAAACCTTGCCTTGCAACCTAAACTGGAGTATAATTATGGATATGGACTTGATTACTAAATACAATACCCTGCTCTCTGAGCGAATGAAGATGGACAAATTCTTCACCATGTTCTTGGAAAAGTTTGAACGTAAGATGGATCCAGATCGTACGGATACGCCTATCTGGAAACTCTACAAGCAAAAGCATAAAGAATATGGACAACTTTGTCAAGACATTAGAACTACTAACTACTACATACAGCGACAAGCCAATGTTTAAGACTGCGAACGAATTCTCACTACACATTGAAACACTAGTGAAGGACAAGCGTCTTAATTACATGGACGCTGTTCTATATTACTGTAAAGAAAACTTTCTCGAGCCAGCTGACGTGGCATCACTTATCAACAAGTCATTGAAGGATAAGATCGAGATGGATTTTCGTGAGTTGAATTATTTACCAAAACAGGCTAAACTAGATGTCTAAATTTATTTTCTTGTTACCTTCTGTTGTTCTCATTGCCATGATGGTTTTGATTATTTCATTGGCCAAGAACGCAGATAATAGAACCATTAGGATTGATTGTTCCATTGCAGAGATATCGCCCGATATCCCAGTGGAAGCGAAAGAACTTTGCAGGAAACATCGAAGTGGACGGATTTAAAGCATACCGTTATTACCTAGCTATCAAATTACACTTTACGACTGATAAGTTTAACGTCTTCGAGAATCGAGGTAACGTTAAAGGTACTCGTGAAGCGTTCAATGCTCGTAATGACAGATACATTTTTGAAAAACTTGCCAACAAGTTTGACTCGGATAGAGAAATTATTCAATTCTTTGTTGCGAACTTTGCATATGGTAAGAGTACTGCAATTTATGAAGGTAAAGAAGCAGATGATAATCTTGTTGAGTGGAACAGACGAAAGCAAGCCATCACTCAAATCTTTATAGACGATCTGGCTAAATTGCTGACATACATAGAAGTGAATAAACTACCCACTGAGGCAGTTTTGAATTTTGTTGATGATGAGTATCCAGTTGCGCTGAAATTATTCATCGGTGGACAGATAAGTATAGAAACGCTAAACATCTTAGAGGATTTTCATCCTATCGTGGAACATTGGAGTCAGAACTCTTCTGTGAAACACATATGGAGCGATGAACTGTTACGAATTAAAAAGTTGACTGGATTCGTGAAATATAATAAGATTAAGGCTAGTAGAGTTTTTACACACTTCATGGAAGAAATTGCAGAGTAATACGATGGGCAAGACTTACACTCAATCGAAACGATTCGATGACGAATTTGGTGGGCGTTCAGGGAAACCTGCCAAACATAGCAACGGTAAAAAAACTGGTGGTATGAGAACGCTAAATAGTTATGTTGAAGAAGATTATGATATCAACGCCGAAGATTTCGACGATGAGTTTGAATTAGATGATCAGATTTCAATACAACACAATACTAATACAAAGTAAATACTAAGGAAAATATATGGATATCCAAAAACTACGTGCTATGCGCAACTCTGACTTCGGTGCTATTTCTAACGCATTCGAGAAAGTCGCAAATCCCCAAACTGAAACCAAGTCATACAACGATGATCGCCTGTGGCGTCTCGAAGGTGATAAAGCTGGCAATGGTACTGCCACTTTGCGTTTCCTCC